TCATCAATTCAGGCTTATCCGAATCAGAGAAAATACTTTCACCAGTCTCCGGATCATAAGCACACGCCACAACGACATCAGGATAAACAATCGCCATGTTCACCTGTTGAGTAACCTGATCATAAGCGTTCTGCATAAGCAGTAAACGATCACCAGCAGTCATGCCCTTAACGAGCAATTCAACACCCCATTCGGGGATCTCAACAGTTTCTGATGGAATATCTTGCGCCGCAAGAATCTTGTCTCTGAGATTCATTCTTAACTCCTTTAGTTAGCCCACAAGGGAACGTGGATATTTTTATTCAATTAGATTAGTAAGTGGTTCCTGTAACAGCACCAGTGCATTGCAATTCAAGACTGTAAGTGATTACGTCACCGACAGGGCTTGAAATCTCGTACGAAGTAACGAGAGCCTCACCAGTAAACTTTGGTGAAGAAACAGCGGAACCACTTGGGCCATATGTGAAAGAAGCCGAAGCAATAGATCCGGACTTCAGGTTAGAAATAACTGTGCTGATTGCCGTGTTCGTTGTTGCATCAAACATTCCGGAAAGAGAAACAGTAGCGTCAGACAAGCCAACGATGTATGTCTTATCTTGAGTTCCGAAAGCAGTTGTTTCAGCAGTCTCAATTTCACGAGGCAAACTGATTTCATTCAGGGTTGTTGAAAGGTTAGTTCCTTCTAGTTCGAACTGTGCATTTTTACCATGCTTGAAAGTAGGCATTACTTATCTCCTTGCTGCTGATACGTTGTAGGTGACTGAGCCGGAAGAACCGGCTAGGGTGGAAAGTGTTCTAAGGTATTCGTTTACCGTGCCGGTACTTGTAATCGACTCCCCACCCGTAGCGGATGCGGAGACGGATGTGAATGTAACTAGATCAGCGTAGGTGACATTATCACTTGAATGCTGCACCTTCACTGTTGCTGCCCCATCACGATCATTAACAGTGACATGCAAATTAAACAAAGCACCGTTAAGAGTAGATGAACCATTATTTATCTCCGCAGTCGTGGCACTAGCCGAACCCGTATTAACGAGTCCAGTCAGGGCAACACCATGAAGCAATCCGCCATCGGCTTGCACCTCAGCGGAAATCGAAATGACATCACCAACAGGACTAGAAACTTCGTAAGAAGTCATCTGCCCATTAGCAATAACAGCAGGACTTCCAGCGGTAACCCCTTGAGGCATTACCGTGAAAGTATTGTCCTCCTGAGCAATCAACCCAGTCAGAACATCATTCGATGCTCCAGCCGTAGAATCGAATAACCCAGAAGTTGAGATTGTTCCATCAGACAAACCCACAATGTAAGTTTTGTCTTGATCACCGAAAGTAGTTGTTTCAGCGGTTTCAATTTCAGTCGTGGTCGTGGCCTCGTTAAGAAACGGACTCATGTTTGTGCCATTCAAAAGAACAGCAGTTGTTTTACCGTGACGGAAAGTAGGCATTATTTATCATCTCCTGATTTAGGAGACTTCGGCTCACTCTTGATAGGTGGCTTTTCGTTTTCGTTTTTTTCTATGATTCCCTGATCCAGAAGCCACGCGACACTGCGGTTCGGCAGATCAGAAATAACATCACCGGCTTCGGCGCGTTTTCCTGCATAATCAATTCCGGTGAGAACTTTGTAGTTCGCCATCCCACTCCTTTTAGACACGGCAACCCCGCATCTCCAAGAACCACTAGGGCTACGAGCAGGAGCGGGGTCACACGGACACGTTGCTAGTTTCATTCTACACGAACGAAAACCCCCCACCGTTTCAGTGGAGGGCTTCGGTTCTTTCTTGCGGCTAGTTTGTGCTTCGCGCCCAATAATGATTGACATGAATTGGATTCGTTTGCCAATAAGCGTCCGATGCTTCTGTAAGCGTCTTAAACTCAGCCACCGTCACGGGCTTTCTTCCTTCAGCAGATTCACGCATTTCGATTAAGTGCCATTTAGATCCCAGTTTCTTGATCCAGTGAGTTCCGTTTACAGATCGGTAAGAGGAGCCACGAGTTGAAGCCTTAATAAATCCGCGTGGTGACCTCATTTTGCCACCTCAACATTTGACAGGGCGGTGAAAAACATTTCTTCGTTTGACCAGATCCCGACCTTTACCTTCCCGTAGGAATCTTCACCGATCCAACGGATCTCGCCTACGATTCCGATAGGGACTTTGCGACCCTTAATGACAATGACGATCTGGCCTGCAACGATATCGCCTTGAGCGATTCGGCAGTTCTTCCATGAAGTCCAGCCCTCCACGTTGGCATCTTCGCAAATGTGCGGTTCTGACCAGCAGGTAAATATAAATCCGTTTCCGAAAGGCTTAGCGTTTATCTTGCCTTTCTTGGCTTTTACGATCTCGCGTCCACATGCCTCGCAGCGAATCACTTTGCCTGAGTCGTTGTGGTGAGCGCCTGAGCAGTAAGCCTGTCCGATTTCTGTCTTGATTATTGTGTTCATGATTCCTCCTCTTTGAGAACCCCTCGCTCTCATATCAGAATTGTAGCACACCTTCCCCCGTTCATTACAGGGAATACACGAAAATAACTCAACTTTTTTTCCAGCCCCCCTACGCCCCCCAAGAAAATCCTGCCCCTATCCACCCACTCCCCCCACGAAATCGCCCCTAAGACCCCTCAAATCCCCGTTATCGGGGTAATCCCTGACACCCGATGACCCCCGTAGGATCAAAAAACTCGCAATAATCCTTACAAAACTTCTTCGGCTTCTCCGGCCTAGGTGCTTCCTCCCTGCCCCGAATATCCTCCAGCCAGCCCAAAGCCTCCAAAGCGACCGCCTCAGAGTAAGGCTCAACGTGCGTCACGATGTCCCTGTCCGTCCCATCCCGTGGTATCCCAACGAGGCAAACAGTTTTCACTTCACGCTCCAGCGACATGAGCCACCCGTACACCTGAACCTGCCACCGCTGCTGCTTGCTAGGGAAGTACGGAACCCCTGACAGTTTGATCGTCTTCCAGTCAATAACTTCCAACCGCTCCGTGTCGAAACAATCAACGTGACCCTTCAACCCATCACGAGTCACCGACACCTCCAGCAAATACCGATCATCCGTATAAAGACGATCTTCAATCCACGAATGAATCGCCGTGCCCAACGAAGAAGCCAGCCTGAGCGTTCCCGTGTTCGTGGCAGGAGTCCCTTCAATCCGATGCCAAACTTTCCTACGACATCCACCGATCTCACTTGGCCCGATCTCCCGCTGCTTGTCGCGCTTCGTCCTGCTAGAAAGCAACAGCCCCCGAACCTCTTCCGGGGTCATCGCCGATACTCGCGAATGTGGCGCTTGATCTTCTCTTGGCTAGGCAGCCCGTACTCGTCACCTAAAGACAAGCGAGTGCCGTCATTCAAGAACGTGCCCTCAAGACGATCAAAGAACTCTTCCCAATCAACCCGCTCGCTGTCACCGAACCATCCTTCAGAAACCTCTTCAGCGGCCTCCAAGATTTCTTGAGTGACCTCGTTACTCGCAGAGCAGACCACCCATGTTTCTTCGTAGCCAGTCTTTGTCTTTAATTTGTACGACTCCATTTTATTTACCCTCCAGATGTCTGACTGTTGCTTGCGCGGATTTAATTAGCCCAGCGTATTGCGAATCAAGACCGCCACCACCATCAGCGTAAAACTCTGCATCGCTGAGTAACTCTTCAAACTGATCTTCCGTAAGAGTCACATGGACGTAGCGACCAGCCCAGCGTTCAGTGTTCATGTCGTAGTCACTCCACACTCCCTCGCTGTGATTCCTGCCAAGGTGATCGGAGTAAAACGTACCGGGCACTTTGTAAGTGTTCATCAGAATCCCCACTTTTCCATTTCGTTGAGTTCACGGGCTTCCTTACGCGCCTCCGCAAGTGAAGTGAGACATTCATGGATGACATCTGATCCGTCTGGCAAATCTAAGTCTGTGAAGTGCAGATCGAAGTATCCGTCCACCGGCCACGCCCAGAATGTTCCGGTGAAGCCGTTGTACTTCCCGTTGCGAAGTCGGATCGGGCTTTTGATTCCTTCGGTTGCGGTTTCCCATTGGTTATTTATCATCTCAGTCACCACCCCTCAACCTCTTTGATGTGAGCCAAGTTGTAAGCGCCGTTGGCTAGTTCGGTTTTAGTTGCCGTATGAACAGGCGTGTTGTCGTATAGGTAGTGCGGGGTTTTTGCCAATCGGTAGTACACGGTTTCTCCGACAGTGCGGGTGACTTTCCACTGTGTTGCTTTACCTTCAAAGGCAAAGATTAGATTTCGCTTGATTTCGTTTGTTTTCATTTTGACTCCCCTCTCGCGAGCGCCCCTTGCGCTCATAGACAAAGAATAGCACACCCCCCTAGTGGCACTACACCGGGGGGTAGTTAAAGAACCCAGCCCACGAAAACCCTTGCTATTAAAAGGGTTTTAATCAGCCCCCAATTTCAGGCTACGTTACGCCACCATCATTGATCCCATACTGAATCAATTTATACGGGTCAGGTTCACCCTCACTAAACCCAAGATTCAAATGACACAAAGTACTTTGATTAGCAGTATTCACAAAAGTCATTACATAAGCCGTATCGTTCCGCAAAATATGAACTTTATCCTTAGACGCAACACCACCACTTTTATCTTCACCCCCAACAAGTTCAGAAGCAATAGCCACCCCACCACTAACACCTGAAGCACCAGTCAAAGTAGAAGTGTAAACATCAGGGAAATTACGATTCATGTTGTACGCAGAAATCCCATCAGGAACAGCCGTATAAGTCGCTTCTTCAAGAAGAGTCGCACGAACCACTGACAACGATGAAACAATATCGTAAAACTGAAATTCAACCAACACCCCATTAGTTTCTAAAGCAAAAGCAACAGAACCAGAGCCGGGAACAGTAAAAAAATGAGAAACTAAAAAAATCAATCCACGTTTACCTAAATCATTAGGGTCAGTAGAAAGTTCAGCGTAAGCCCGCTTCTGCCAATAATTCACCATGACATCAGTTTACAATAACTCGCTTCACACCCTGCTCAGTCAAAACTTTCTCACCCGTAACGTCAGCGAAATTACCCACCATCACATCGACGTAAGGCACGACACGGGGATGCCGTTTCTCAACCACAACCACTTTCGGGTAAACCGTCACCCGCATGATCTCCTCCGTAGGCAACCAAGAATCCTGATCCGCAGCAACATCCGTAACGAGACGGGAAACTAAATCAATATCGTACCCTTCCAGAATCAGTCTGCCACCGGGTCGCAAGAACACCCACGGGACGGCACTCATCGTTGCAGTTGAATCAACAATCACATCAAACCATTGATCTCGCAGCGTTTCTTTTAACCAAACCCCATCAGTAACATCCCCAACGAAAACAGGTAAACCAAGATCCGCGCAAGCAGGGTTAATATCAATACCCGTAACCGTGGAACCCTCCGCAAGAACCTCTAACCAGACTTCCATTGAACCGCCGTTACCAACACCGATGTCGAGAAGGCTCGCTGGCAGTGTAGGCATCTCCCTGTCAAACGCATGAAGCACAACTTCTGAATGGTAAGAAACACATCCCGCATGATTCAACCAAGTATCGCGGTAGCCCACTCGTCCCCCTTCGATTCGATGTTCCAGTCCTGCTCAACAATAGACCTAATCCTTGCCCCCTCCGCTGCACGAACCACAGGATCCAGTAACTCCACCGCGTGATCCCGCCACTCGTCCGGGGTCGTAGCGAGCCTGCCCACCCCCGATTCAGCAAGCAGCCGGTACTCTTCCGTTGGTGTAGCAATAAAAGGGATCCCTGAAGCGGCATACTCAAGCCCCTTCAAGTTCGATTTCGCTTCTGAAAATGGGACACGATTCAACGGAACTAAACCGATATTCATCTTAAACATTTTCGATGGGTAATCCTTCAACATGCACATCGGTTCCGTTCGAACCCTCTTCACCCCAGCCCTGACCCCGAAGTGATTCCCGTCCCCCGGAATATGCCCCGAATGATGCACAAGAACCTTGTGATCCTTCACAAAGTCGGGAAGCCAGTCACGAAGAATCTCAATATCCCCCGACCTCCACAAAGTCCCCCCTACCCACCCGATCACGGGATCCCCTTCAGGCACAGGCGTGAACCGATCAACGTCCAGAGCGTTCCGAACAATGCGAACGTCCCTGCACCTGCGTGAATAAAAATCAGCAAGAAACTGAGTTGATACCGTAACGGTGTCAGCCTGTCGTATTCCCTGCTCATAAAAAGCCCTGTTACTGTCAGGGTTCGCGTGAGGATTCGTAGACTTAGAAGCGATATTGGATTCTTCTAAGCCGTAATGAAAATCATCCACATCCACTACGACCCGTTTACCTAACTCCTGCATCGTTCGCATCAACGGGACAGTCTGAGAGTTCATCAGCAATTTCAGAACCGTGATATCCCAGCCCGACAACATGCCGTCCTTGTGAGCCACCCCGATACCGCGTTCAGGATTCCCGGCAGGCATACCAACAGCCGTGTCCCAGCCCCGCTTCGCTAAAACTCGTGACGGGAGAACCATCCGATACCACGCGCACCCGTTCGGCTCAATCTCATCCCCGGATCTACTGAAGTCAGGAGTTATCCACGCCACGGTTGGCACGTTCCACCTCCACCATGTGAAGCACCAACGCGTAACCAATAATGTCCACAACAGTGTCCGGCTTCGGCTTATGAACCTGCCTCGCAATCTTCATTCCCACCATGCACAAAGAAACCTGTTCAGCCGTTACCGAAGTGTCAAGGATCACCGACCAAATCTTCGCGGCACGATCCAAGTTATCCAACGGATGCCCGTACTCGTATTGGCGATCATCCGAAACAAGACGAGCAGCATACGCCGCAACATCCTCCGGTGACATTTCAAACATAGCCGACATGCTCCCCTCCTAAAGAATCAAAACGTCAGAAACTCTCTGCTCCTCCGTAGTAACAAACGACAGCATACCGATCTGAGACATTTGACCTGACGAAACACGCCACCACTCCGAACCGCCCTCCATCGCAGGAGCCTGCAACCAAACACACCCACCCCAATCCGCTACCCGCAAATGATGGTAATGCCCCGTGACTAGAACATCTGAATCCCCGATAGGTTGCCGTCCAGCGGCCTGCCCTTCCCACCACCTATGAAGTTTCGCTTCCGTCCCACCTCCAGCCCTAGCGATATGACCGTGAGTAATCCCAATGATCCACCCCGCCGAAGGGATCGTGAGTGTCAAAGCATCCTTAGCAATAGCAAACTTCACATGCCCGAACGCGTCAGGGTTAGCGGCAAGAATCTCAGCAACCTGCTCCACGATAGCGAGATCGTCATTGTCCTGCACCCCCGTGAACGCTTTCCCCGTCGAACGATTCTCCCCATGATTACCAGCCACGGCAGCGACAGTTATTTCCTGAAAATGTTTCGACCACGTTTGTAAAGAATCAGAGAGCAGCCTTCGGGTAACTTTCAC